CCCAAAACCGTTTCGTTCTCAGTTTTTGAAACGAATTTGTCTTTCGTCCATTTAGCGATTGCTTGAAAAACTCGAAGTGGTGTCATCGGTTTAGTGTTATCTTCGCCAGCTTCTGCTTCTTCTTTAGTAGCCAAATCTTCGCTACTGAAAAAAAGATCATCTGCTTCAGGTTTAGTATAAAAGTTTCCCTTTTCAAATTCAGTTAAAGCAGAAGTCAATGCTGTATTCACTTCAGTAAATTTTGTATTAAAATCTTGAACAATTTCATTCTTTTTGTTTCCAAAATCAACGATTGCTGTGTTCAATTTGTTCTTCATGTCGACAAATTCTTTGTTAATTTCGCTGAAACCTTGCCAATAGTAATCTTCCAATTCAGGAACATCATCATCAATCGGGCTTCGTTTAATGTCAAAAGTAAATCGACCGGCAGTATCAAGTGACCGTGAATCAGGTAACTCAATATAAACCGAACCATCCACACGGCCAACGTAACCGAGAATATTATCTTCTAAAACAATGGAGACAATTCCCTCTAAAGCATCTTCAATTATCGCATGGTAAATATGACGCCCTTTGCCATTCTCTGCTGTGGCTGAATTGAACTCTAAAAGAATCGGTACGATTGTTCCTTGAGGTAAGGTCTGATTTAGATGATCTTTTTTTAACTGAATGATCAGTTTTGCAGTCCCTTTGTCATGAGACCAAAAAACCACTCCAGTTGGTATAGGAGTAGTTGCTTCAGCTTGGATCACAATTATTTCTTCGCTAATCTTGAACAATTACAACACCGTCCCTTTAGTAATAATCAGCCCATTTCCTTCTGTTTTTGTAGGAGTTGTCGCCACAGAAGATAGGTTTGATGTTCTCACGGTTGCCGTATTAGAAATTACACCAGTTTCACACCCAAAACCATTTGGACTAGCGAAATTTAAATCTGCCATCAAATTTGCTCTTGCAATCACTTTTTGATTTACAAACATACAGTCATAAACAGCCATCTGACCAGTCCCACCGACATAAAGAGTGTTATGATCTAAAGCTTTCGTGTTTTCTCTAAACCCGCATTTACTTAGTGATAAATACCCTCCCTGTTCACAAAAAGCTGAAAGTTTAGTACTAAACACGCTTGTTGCATTCGCTTGATCTATAAATTCTAAGCCATACAAATTGAAATATCCTTGACAGTAGGTAAAGCCGATTGATCGAACTTTGACCGGCATGACATTCGCCTTAATATCTAGACTGTCAACATTTTGTATAGTCCGAATGTAAATGGATGCTGCCGAGCAATTAGATATACGCACATCCTCTAAGTAGGTTCCGTCTTCAATAAAAATTGTGGTGTTCGAACGATTAATTAAGGGGATTTGATTTACAGCAGTTTGAATCGTGCGAAAAGGTTTTTCTTGTGTCCCATCTCCAGCGACATCACTTCCACGTTCTTTAGAAACATAAATAGCAATATTTGATCCCGCTGCATTGTATAGCATTCTAACTACTCCATTTAATTGAGCGAGTTGATATTTGTTTTCTAAAATTTGACGATTTGCTTCTTCAATGTTTTGATCATTTTGGTTTTCTGCAGCGAGCAACCTAGATTCAAGCGTATCGAAAGTTTTGCCCGTATTATTAACACGTGCATCCACTACTTCATTCGGGGACTCACCGCCACTGCGCAAGACTAGATTGTCAATTCTCTTATCAACAACGTCTATTTTTTGATTTTGGTCACGTGTAATACCGTTCAAAATATCCACATTATCGTTGAACGTTTTTTTCCATTCTGTTGAAATTCTATTTTTAATGAGTTTTAGTAATTCCACTAAATCACTCCTTTCCTAGCTAAGTTCGCTAGTATTGATGTCATTGTTTTCTTCGTATTTGATAACGTGATTTCAGGCGGTTTATTAGGTAATGCAGGATATGTCTTAATTCCCACAATTTGAATGTACGTTTTTATATTTAGCGGTTCATAAATGAATGGTACATAATCTCCTTTTTGTGGATCAATTCGCCATTTCAGAGTTACTGAACCGCTGATTGAAGGATAATCTTGTAAATCTTTTTTTAGTCGTCCCATCATGTTACCAACAACCGTATATCGCTCATCTTCTACCGGATCTTGTATCCGTATTCCCCATTTCTCCGATTCGGGAGAAGTGTAAGTAATCGGAGAGAAATAATACGTGTCATCTTCCTTTTTCTTACCAAATCCCTTAATCTGCGTTTTCAACGAATAGGTGTCTATGTCGAACTTCACTGAATCCGTGTTGTATTTGTATCGAATCTGCTCCTGAACTTTATCCCCGAACTCTGAGCGTGGATAGAAGGTTAGATGTTTATTATTTGGAATAACCACCGCATCATAATCACTTAATATTTCTTCAATCAGCTTTAAGTAATTCGCATTGCCAAAGTTTTCTTGTTCAACCGTAAGAAACTTTTTATTCGGATCTACGACTTCCCAAGTGAATCCTCGATTTCCCGCGCTGAAGATATGGGAGAGTAATTGTTGGATACTTTTCGCTCCGTTCGGCTGCAGAGTATTGTATTGTCTTCCATCCTGAATCGTGTAGTAAACATGCGTAGCAGTAATACTCTTAGTTACTTGTGCCCCTTCGCCAGAAGTCGTCATAGATTTAATAACAAATTCTTGACCATTCAATAGTATGGAATTTTCATAATCAACAAGGTCAAAAGCATAGCTGTTTACTTCTGTCTTAGTAACATCTAAACTA